TCTAACATTACCAGTATCGAAGTCTCCATCCATAGTAGTAGTCATAGGAGCTCTAACAAAATGCTTCATTCCATCTGGAACATCAGTAGTGATAAAGAAAGCATTAGTATCAGTTAAATAATGATTAACTGAATAACCTTCTGGAATCACTCCATTAGTTTTCACTGCATTTATGTCATTGTCAGCAGTTCCTACTCTGTAGTCACTTTGTAACAATCTAGTTGCTACAAACTGCAAGTCAGAAGGAATAATAAGCTTCCTAGCTTTTGCTGCAATTTTTAGACCTCTCTCATCAGTCCATTTACCGATTTGAATGATAGCATCTTCTAAAGATGTTTCATTTAAGTCAGCTCCTGTTGATGGTCTATTACTATTTGTGCCACCACTTACAAGTGGGTGAGCGGTGCTAAATAAAGCAACCCCATCACCTGAAGAAAAGGCAGTTGAGAATCCATTGTTTAATGGATAAGCTGCTTTAACTTGCTTTGTATATGACATTGCACGAGCCAATGCTTTAGTATATCTAGATGATACAGACACATAGAGGTTATCCTCCATTGCTTCTTCTGTAATGCTGAATCCTAAACCAATAGTTTCATGCGTATATCTAGCGACAAAAGATTCTTGTGCAGTATCATAATTGATAGCTGAACCTTCATCTTTGACTGGAGCTGCTCCAAAACCAGATAACTTTAATTCTTCCTCAAAACTTCTCTCGGAATTTTCAGTTACATAGATTTCTTCGTGCTCGTTTTCATAACGATTATATTCTTCACCGAATAATGCGTTAAGACCAGGTAAGAGTTGTTTTAACTCATTAGCTCTTGAAATAGCTGCCATAATTTACTCCTTAACCTATACCTGTTGTATTTAACAACTGGTGTCCAACATTAAACATAACTAGTACATCAGTATACGAATCACCAACAGCACTATCTGGTCCATCAACAAAGTCAACGACTTTTAATGGTAGTGTGTTGGTAGTATTTGCTGTACTTCCATCAATCGCATTTCTACTTGTGCCAATGTTAGTTGACCCAGCAGTCTGAACGACTCCGACATTTTTACCCAAATCATCTTGAGTAAGTGATTCGTCTGATTGCATCTGCATGACCACGAAGGGATCAGAAGCAACATACGCAACAATATCATCAGCAGCTACTGAAGCTGGAAAATATTGATTTGTGGTGAATTGACCTGTTGTAGGATCAGTATAAGCACATCCAAGGAAAACACCAATTGGGGTTAGAGTCGCTGTACCAGTATCCTTTTGGATAGTAGTATTAGGATTATCGTCTGCCCACTTTACAAAATCTCCATAGAATATGGATGTTCCATATGCATTTTTGATTTTATAATGAGTTATTTTCGCATTGTATGCACAAGATACTAATGAACTTACAGGTCTAGCACCCATAGGTGTAGCTGAACTTGCCATAATTTTTCCTGTTTATAAAATTACTATTACAAGAAACTAGGACTTTTTACCAAAAGTTGTTTGAGATTTTCGTTCAAATACTTGTTTGGTAGCCATTCTAGAATCTTGATCCTTAAAATATACGTTATCAACAGATTCCATTTGATTTTGAGCCATTCTTTGGAAGTGCTCATCTCTAGCTTTCGCTTTTTCTTTTGGCATCTTGCATAACAGTTGCCCACCAACTTCAATATTACCTTTCTCTGCCCATTCAGATTTGTGGTCCATCATGTGGATATGTAATTCAGGATAATCTTCTGCCTTGCAAGGAATCCAACCTTCTCTGAATTTTTTTGAAACATTAGGATTATCAGTGTTACCTAATAAACTTGTTCTTATCCACCTGAAGACCCAACCTTCTTGAGGATTAGGACTTGGTAAGTTAGATGGGTTTTCCCAGCTTTCTGGTCGCTGGATGATCTCTCGATCTTCTGATCCCCTAGGGGTACGCACTTGTTCTTCGGAAATTTCTTCAATTTCCTTGTTGTTTGTGTTGTTTTCGTCTGACATTTAAGTCTCCTTTAGTAATTGTTTTGCGTATTGCTCTGGACTAATTCCAAGTTGACGTGCTAATTTAACTTGCGTCTGAGTCAATCGTATACTGCGAGGGTTAGTTTTACCACCAGTCGACCTCGATGCTGGTGCAACAACGTTTGAAGGTTGTCTAGTTTGGTTTTCTTCTTCAATATCTATTGAAGGT